AAACGCACTGACTGGCGTGACCTACGATGGGCTGAAAGCATCCGACACCATGCGCGACAAGGTGAAGGGCAAGGTGGACGAGATCATCAAGGGCATTGAGCCACAGGATACACCAACAACTCAGGACACATCACAAACTCAACCTACCGGGGAACTGAAGGAAGTCACAACCGAGCAAGTTACTAGCCTAGGTTGGTAACGCATGGTCTAAGAACTAGACAACTTAACTGAAACAAACTAAACTTAACCTAAGTAAACGCAACACCACAATTGGAGAACGACATGAGTACATTAACAAATGCAGTACCCGCAACAAACGTAAAGGCAGGTTCACGCGCATTAGGTATGCTTGAGATGGCTAACCTTATTGAAGTGATGGGGACGGCAATCTGTGTGCTTGTTCAAGGACAGATGGGCATAGGCAAGTCAGCCCTGCTTGGGCTACTAGGCAAGCGTCCGAAGTATAAGAACCACAGACTGATATACATAGACTGCAACACCAAGGCCGACAGCGGCGATCTGTTTATGATTAAGTATTCAGATGATGGCAAGACCTTCGTGACCATACCGCACGAAGAGCTAGGGATGCACCTCAACGTACCCTGCATCATAATGATAGACGAGCTAGGTAAAGCACCTAACTCTGTGAAGCTATCATTAGCTAGGCTAGTAAGTGAGCGTATCGGTGGTGGGTTCAAGGCCCACGCAGAGACAGTGATGTTCTGCACAACTAACCTGACCTCAGAAGGACTTGGGGACAACATCCCTCCGCACCTGAGAAACAGGATGACCGTAGTAGAGATGCGCGGTGCTGACAACTTAGAGTACATCGAGTACGGGGTTAACATAGCTAACCCACCTATCAACCCACTAGTATTGCAATGGTGCAAAGAAACGCCGCAAGCGTTCCACAGTGCTGAAATGTACGACAACCCAGAGGAGAACCCGCTAATACCTCACCCCAACGCAGCAACCCGTGACGAAGCCAAGGTAACTCTACGTTCACTCGACAAGGCAAGCCGTATCATAGACAGACGTGCTGACATATCTGCCCTAGCACTGACCGCCTCACTAGCGGGGACGATTGGCCTTGAAGCCACACTGAACCTAGCCACTTACGTTCAGTTAGCTGACCAACTACCAACAACTGACTCTATCAAGGCCGACCCGCTTACCGCGATAGTGCCAACTGATGCGTCAGCGACAATGATGGTGGTGTACCGCACACTGGCTACGATTGAACGTGACTGGGCATCTCAGTGGATGACTTACCTACAGAGACTTCCCAGTGAAGCACAAGGTGTCTTCGGCAACGGCACACGTGTGAAGGGATACAGCAGGATGGACAAGGTTGGGCAGAACAAGGACTACCAAGCGTGGGCACTGAAGAATAACCACATGTTCTCAACAGTACGATAAAGGGAGACAGACAATGTTATTAGTTAACACAGAGCTAACACCACAGCAGCGGCTAGACAGAGCAGTGACCGACATCATGGCACACAAGCGTTACATAGCACTGGCTGGTGTGATGATGATAGGGACACGCAAGACGTGCCCGAATACACCAACAGCACGCACTAACGGGCGTGACGAAGTGTACGGCGAAACGATGATCAACGCGATCACCGAGAAAAACCTGCGGTACTTGGTACTGCATGAAGTGGAGGGGCACAAGCTACACAGACACCTCACCACATGGGCACACTTGTTCGAGATAGATGCCGAGTGTGCTAACAAGGCAGCAGACTACTACACCAACTTGATGCTCAATGATGAGAACAAGGATGACGGGTTTGCTGTGATGCCTACCGGCGAGTACGCAGGGCTAGTAGATGAGAAGTACCGTGGCATGGACACCGCGCAGATATTCAATGATCTGTATGAGAAGAAGGAAGAGGAGAAGAGGAAGGGGGGCAAGTCAGGTGGCGAGTCAGGTGATGGCGAGGGTGAGTCAGGTGATGGTGAGTCAGGTGAGGGTGAGTCAGGTGATGGCGAGTCAGGTGATAAGCCGCAAGGTTTTGACGAGCATGACTGGGAGGATGCCAAGGAAATGAGTGAGCCTGAGAAACGCGCACTCGATGCCGAGATAGAACGTGCAGTACGTCAGGGTGTTATCACAGCAGGTAAGGCCGGTGGCGTAGGTGGACTGCTAAGCATAGACAAGCTGTTGAAACCTAAGATAGACCCCAAGGAACTGTTGCATGAGTTTGTTACACAGACTTGTGTAGGTAAAGATGACGCGACATGGCGACGACCCAACCGTAGGAAGTTAGCGATGGGTCTGCTTGCGCCTAGCGGCATCTCTGAGAAAGTAGGTGAGCTAGTGTTTGGGATAGACACGTCCGGTAGCTGTATGAGCGCGGCGGAGATGACTAAGTTTCTGTCGATAGCTAAACAGATTGCAGAGACTACTTCACCTACGACAATACGGATTATCTACTGGGGCACATCCATAGGTGGTGACGAGCTGTATGGCCTTGGAGGCAAGCCGATAGAAACTATGGTCGAGTCTATGAAGCCACGTAGCACAGGAGGTACACGTATCTCTTGCCTAACCGAGTACATGAAAGAGAAGAAGATCGAAGCGCAAGCAGTAGTGGTATTGACAGACGGATACCTTGGCGGCGACTGGGGCAAGTGGGATAAGCCGGTACTATGGCTAATCACTAGCGACAACACACCAAGCACACGACCGGACGTAGGCAAGTACGCTCACGTAAAGTTCAACTAACTGGATGACTGGTATCGACAACAGCGGCACAGCCGCAGGAGAACGACCGATGGATAAGATCATTAAAGTAAGGCAGTACTCAACAGTGATATGTGACCTAGACGGGACAATAGCTGACCTAACGCACCGGCTGCACTTCATCAAGAATGCCGATGGTACGAAGAAGAAGTACAAGGACGCGGATTGGGATTCGTTCCACAAGACTTGTACCGATGACCTGCCAATCACGCGCAACATCATGGCTTTGGAATCCCTCGCGGGAGGTGAAGAGCGGGAGGTGTACTTCTTCTCAGGACGCAATGAAGAGGTGCGCGAAGAAACGATAGCGTGGATATGTAAACACGTTAACCTAAACACGCCTGCTATTTGGACTGAGAATCCTTACTCGGTAGGGCTGAGATTGTTTATGCGCAAGAAGAATGACCGCAGAGCTGACACCATCGTCAAGCTAGAGATGATGCAAGAGCTAGGGCTAAGACCTAGGGACGTGTTGGTCATACTCGATGACCGCCAGTGTGTAGTAGATATGTGGCGCGACAATGAATTCAACTGTCACCAAGTTAACGCATGGAAGGAGCAATAGCATGGCTATACAATTCAACAGAACACTAGACCAAGAGCGCAACTACGTAGCAGGTGATTGGGGCTACCAAATAACAAATACTGTTTCTTTGAAGAACAAGGAAAGGTCAGAGAAGGTAGACCAGAACCTAGAAACCTTATCCCTTAAAATGCAGGACTTACTGCGTGCGCTACAAAGAACAACTACCGAAGAGTGCCTGTTTGAGGTACTCGAAAGATGCACTATATACGGGGAGCGAGTAGGCGTACGACATGCAAAGAGTTGTTTCTACACAGCATTAATACAACTTCGCACTAAAGCAGACAACTACGATAACCCGATGGACGATGGCATATTCACCATCGTATCGCCGCGTATTATGCGAGACAAGAACGTCACAAAGCAGCCGTTTAGCAGCCGCGAGTCGGACAAAGTAGTAGTGTCTAAAAACATCAAGCGCATTGCTGAAGTATTCGCAAAGCTGAGGCCGTTCTACGACAGAGAACTTGTTGAAGTGCTAGTGTCCCTATCTAAACCAGCCATTAAATCCATAGGCAACCATTACGAGGAAGAACTAAATACAGTTAGGAAAGAATGTTTTCGCTACGACATGGCCTATGACAATTCAAAAAACCTCGCCACTGTAATTAGCATGATAGACGCAGCGCAGAGAGGTGAGGTGTTCAACAAACATGCCCTCCCTGAATCCCTACAGAATGCGTATTCCGACTACGTGGGGAGAGCGGAAGACTTGGTTAACGGTTCCACAGCAGCACAAAAGCAAGGCCGAATGACCCCGATTAATATCGTAGTTACACCAAGCAATCAGGCTATCTATGTAGTATTGCCGCAACACAAGACGCTGAAGTTTGGCATAGAAGGTACGGGCGTTCCAATAGAGATTAAACAAAAGCTAGCTACACTCCACATGGCATCAACGAGTGGGCTATCAAAAAATGGTTCTTTCCGATACATAGCAGGGGTAGGTGGCAAGCACGAAGAAAACGATACAGCGTTTGTAGAGAATCAGTTTGTGTTTGTGTCTGATGAATGTCTCGCTGACCTTATGGCACGCACGGCGGTATGGTAATGGCTAGTGTGTGGGGAGACGCGCCAAAAGATTCTGATATATTCCGCGTAAGTATTACTGGGGACAAAGCAGATGTATATTGTTTTGGTAAACCGATGATTGCTGGAATGCCAGAAAAAACACTAGGGATTTTACTTAAAGATTTACCCGTATGGGTACAGGAACGTATCGCTGTATTGGATATGCGTAGTTACGAGCCACCAACTGAGTACATAACAGGCGTGGGCAGGCGCATATCTAAAGACACTTTCTGGATTTTCGCTAATGATAAGGGAGAGGAGACCGATGGCAATGACACCGGAAAAGAAAGTTAAAAACGCTGTTGTTAAGCAGCTAAAAGAACTTGGTGCATATTATTTATTTCCTACTACAGGTGGATATGGCACTAGCGGTCACCCCGATATTGTGGGATGCTATGAGGGTAAGTTTTTTGGCATAGAGTGTAAAGCAGGTAAGGGTAAAACCACCGCATTACAGGATTTGCGGCTGCGAGAAATAACTGCAGCAGGTGGACTTGGGTGGGTAGTAAACGAAGAGAACATGGATGCCGTAGGCGTTATGTTTAAGAAGTTTTTATAAAACTTAAAAAGGATGATGATGATGAATAAAACTATAGAAGAGTTAGAAAAAGAGTTACATAGGGCAAAGAACAACCTTAGCTATCATAAGAATAAGGGTAAGGGTAAGGCTAAGCCTAAAGGGGAGTCTCCACGAGCAAGAGCGAATAGGCTTGCAGCCAACATTGTTTGGAATGATGCAAAGAAGGCTATGGCACACGTAATAGCTAAGCTCACGGCTAATCCCGCAGACTACAAAGAGGCATTTAACCAAGCACACAGTCTGCCTATAGAGGACGTTAGGGAACTAGCTAAAGGGCATGAAGACGAAGTAGAAAAACATATTAAAGTACTGCAAGAAAAAAGGGAGGCGAGGAAAAAGACGAAGGAGCCACAGCAGCTTTCTCTAGCTCTAAGACAAGCGGGAATGTTTGTCGAACACCAGCCAAAGAAGGTACAGCCACCACGTGCCCCCGTTAAGAAAACAGTACCCGAAACCGTGCTGGAGTTGATAACGTCTACTAAGCCTAACTACGGTGATAGCGAGGAAACTTACATCCCCGTCCCAGTTAAGACCACTACCCTAAGCCTTGCTAAAGAAGTAGTGTCAAAACTGACTGGGTTTGAGGGGCTAAGTAATGAGCAAGTTGTCGGGCATATACTGAGCCGATACCTTCAGGATAACGCGTAAGTGGAGAAGTCAAGGGATTCAAATGGCAGGTTTCAATCCCTAACCCGTGTCCCAGTGGGGAGGTGGACTTTAACTAACGCCCCACAGTGTGTGATTTTGATCTAAAAACATTTACTGTTCTCCAATTGGAATGCACACACCGGCTAAGCCACGCTACGGTTAGTCCCCTGCTTGCAGGGGCACCCTAACTTATTACTGGTATCGACAAGCGGTTAAACCGCAGGAGTTAAAATGGATATAGGACATGGAGATAAATTTGGCCCCGCGACAATCGCGGCTAAGACACGCATAAAAGCTGAGCGCATAGTGCAAGGCTACGACATGAATCACTTTGCTGCGGTGCTAGGCATTAGCAGAAAGAAGTTAGAGGACATAGAGGCGACAAGAAACTACGGGTGCTTTCTGGACTTGGAGGTGGTGAACGACATCGCCTTTGCGTTAAACGAAGACATTAACTTTTTTGTAGGGGGGCAATGATGAGCATACAAGAGCTAGAAGTATTGTTAGAAACAACGCGGCAGAAGATTGCCGACCAAGGACGCATAGCAGACGCACGCTTGATAGAGAAGGAACGGATGCTAGAGCAAGCCGTAATCGACGCGCACTTGGATGTGGAGCAAGACCAATGAGTGCAGAACTACCTATCGACCTACTCTTCTACGTCAAAGACCCCGAAGGGGAAACATGGGCATACCAATTGGTTACCAAACCACGTGCTGCCCTGTACTGGAAGCCAAGCAGTTACCCACTAAAGCTAAGTGATATTAAGATAGTTACTAAGTGTACGGGTGAACAACGTAAGGAACTAAAACGCTTAATACTTAGAGACATACAGGAGGGCGAGAAATGAATAGAGACAGAGTAATGGTAGAGCTAGAAGAGTACCTAAACACACAGGAAGAAGATTACATAGACCCTGCGGAGCGTAGGCAAGAGATGGCTGAACGTGCTGCCGATGAAGCTATGTCTACGTGGGATGTTGAATGAAAGTTATAATAGAACTCAGCGAAGAAGACGGCGAAGAAATGGTCGAGTTAGGTCAACAACTTCTGGACGTTGTAGATAGGCTAGAAGATTTGGAGAAACGGTTGGAGGCTATGTTAGATGTCGGATGATCTAAAGACTAACGTATGCCCTAAGTGTAAAGAAACTTCTGAGCAAGTACTTAACATGCATAAAAGAAAGCGGGTGGGGTGGTACTGCTTGAAGTGCCATTACTTTGAAGAAGCGATTCTAAGAGAGACAACCATCGCCCCCGCAATTACAAAGATTCATATATAAGACAGGCGTTAACTAATGGTGAAGAACGAAAAAGAAATGCAACGTGAGAAATTAGCGGAAGATATAAAAACGTATTTAGCTAAAGGCGGCGTAGTAAAAACTTACTCTTTTGGCGAGAGCGTTGTTGACCCTCTCACTGAAGGGTGGGGACTAAACCCAAAAATAATCCGCAATAAAAAGGATAAAAGATGTTAGTCGAGTGTGATGTAGAAACGTATCTGCCCTACATGAGAGAAGACCCCGTGCGGCCCGACCTGTTTCCCAATGACAGCACAAGGTTTGAGGGGAACTTCAAAGTGTACGCGGACATAGAGAAACAGGGCTGGGGGGTTGAGGTGAACGCTATCGTGTGTGTGGTAGTTTGTCACTTCACTCCAACTTCAGAAGGAGACTTACGTAGACTAGCGGACACCCGTGGACTTGAACCTAGGGCAGAGGGGGTAAGCCCTATCGTTTGTCCATACTCTATCTGGTCGTACAAAAAAGGCGCGGGGCGTAACCTAATGCAGCAATTGCTAGAGGCTATCCCTTCACTTCACCCAGAGGTGGGGTATGCAATAACAATGTCCCCTCCCACTAAAGTAGCCGCGAAATTTCACTTATCCAATGGCGCGATTTTAGCGATATCTAACGACACTACCGTAAACTATATGTATGAGACCCACCCCTATGGAAGTACAGAAGAAAACTCTGACGGACACACCATCCACTGACATGACAACTGAGAAAGCGATTGGGAGAGAACGTAAGTGGATATAATAACAATAGACTGGGAGACCTACTATGCCAAGGACTACTCACTAGGCAAGCTAACCACTGAAGAGTATGTGCGTGGTGAGTTGTTTGAAGAGATAGGTATAGGTGTCAAGGTAAACGATGCAGAGACTATATGGCTCAGCGGCACACGCAAACAACTAAAGGAATACTTACACGATAACTACGATTGGGAAAACTCAGCACTGTTAGCACACAACACAATGTTCGATGGGTTGATATTCAGCCATCACTTCGACATCTACCCTAAGTTGTATCTGGACACTCTCTGCATGGCACGTGCGTTACATGGTGTCGAAGTCGGCGGCTCACTAGCCAAGCTGGCAGAGCAGTACAACATAGGCGTAAAAGGTACAGAAGTTGTAGAAGCACTGGGCAAACGACGCAAAGACTTCAGTGAAGAAGAACTATCAGCTTATGGGGACTACTGTATCAACGACGTGGACTTGTGCTACGAGTTGTTCAGCATCTTCATGCAGTCATTCCCGAAGAAAGAACTCAAAGTAATAGACATGACCCTTCGTATGTTTATTATCCCCACGCTAGACTTAGACGATTCAAAACTTAAAGGGCACATTAAACAAATAGAGAAACACAAAGACCTCCTCCTATCTGACTGCGGCATCACAAAGCCTGAACTTATGTCCAACCCTAAGTTTGCTGAAGCCCTTGAACTGCTAGGAGTTACTCCTCCTATGAAAACAAGTCTGCGTACAGGCAAGCAAGCCTTCGCCTTTGCTAAGAAAGATGCAGGGCTAGTGGCACTACAGACTCACCCAGATGAGAACGTCAGGTTACTAGTAGAAGCTAGGCTAGGTCTGAAAAGCACACTAGAAGAAACCCGCACCACTAGGTTCCTAGACATAAAGAAGCGTGGCCTGTTACCTGTACCTATTAAATACTACGCAGCACACACTGGCAGATGGGGAGGTGCAGACAAGATCAACCTGCAGAATCTTCCTTCGCGGGGGGTAAACGGAAAGGTACTTAAATCCTGCATGGTAGCACCACATGGGTACACACTTATTGAAGCCGACTCTGCACAGATAGAGGCACGGGTATTGGCTTGGCTGGCAGAGCAGAACAACTTGGTCGAGGCGTTTACTAAAGGTGAAGACGTGTACAAACTTATGGCAGCAGATATATACAACTGCACTGTAGACGACGTTACACCTGCACAACGGTTCATAGGTAAACAAACTATCCTAGGTGCAGGGTATGGCATGGGCGCACCAAGGTTCCAAGAGCAGCTAAGGGGAGAGGGGGTAGACATAACCCTAGATGAAGCGCAGGTAATCATAAGAGCGTATCGTGATAAGAATACCAACATTACTAATATCTGGAAAACGGCAGGCGCGGCGCTTAAAGGCATGTTGCTCGGAGATAAGTACGCCATAGGTAGGAGTGGTGTGTTGTCAGTAGTGTCCGACCAGAATGCCATACGCCTACCGTCTGGGTTATTGATGCGCTATGACGGGCTTGATGCAGTAGAAGGTGACAAGGGGTTACAGTACTCTTACCAGACTAGGAAAGGGCCAACGAATATCTACGGTGGTAAAGTAATTGAGAACGTATGCCAAGGTATCGCACGCTGTGTAATGTCAGATCAGATGTTGAAGATACAAAAGAAAACGCCTATATTACTAACAGTACATGACTCTGTTGTTTGCTGTGTACCGGACTCAGAAGTAGATGAAACTGCCGCTTTCATCGGTCAGTGCATGGGCGAAACTCCAGAATGGGCAGCAGGATTGCCTGTTCGGGGCGATGTAGAGATTGGCAAAAACTACGGGGAAGTTAAGGAGTGGAGATGAGTAAGAAACCAACGTGGTCGTTTAGTGCAATGAAGACCTTTGATACATGCCCCAAGCAATACTATCACGTTAAGGTCGCTAAGGATTACGAAGAGAACTTTGACACCCCTGCGATAATGTACGGTAACGAGTTTCACCAAGCTGCTGAAGACTATGTACGGGAAGGCGGGAAGATACCGCTAGACCCAAGGTTTAACTTCGCGTTGGAGTCATTGGACAAACTGCTTGGCATGACAGGTGAGAAGCTACCCGAATACAAGATGGGGCTTACTGTAGACCTAGAGCCGTGCGGGTTCTTCGATGAGAACGTGTGGTTTCGGGGCATATCAGACCTAACCATCCTCAACAAAGAGACTGGGGTAGCTATAGTAATAGACTATAAAACAGGCAAGTCTGCGCGATATGCAGACAAAGGACAGCTTGAGTTGATGGCACTGGCTACGTTCAAACATTTCCCAGAGGTTGAAGAAGTAAGGGGCGGCCTGTTCTTCGTAGTGTGTGGGGACATGGTGAAAGATACTTACACAATTAAGAACGAGGCGAACTTGTGGGGCAAGTGGTTAGGCAAGTACGCAATGGTAGAGAAATCACATGCAAATGGAGTGTGGAACCCTAAGCCTAGTGGGCTATGTAGGGCACACTGTATCGTAACTGAATGTCCCCATAACGGGAGGAGTTAGACATGGCAACAAAAAGTGAGACAAAAGCAAAGAAAAAGGCAAAGTCAAAACGCAAGAAGCAGACTAACGCACCTGTAGGTAGTGCAACATTTGAACGTAGGATGGAGCGGCAACGTGCTAGACGTAAGATGGATAAGGAAGGTAAAGACGCTAACAAGAACGGCAAAGCCGACAAGCGCGAGGGCAAGGACGTTAGCCACAAGAAGGCATTAGTAAAAGGCGGCAAGAATAAAGATGGTGTGAAAGTAGAAAGTAAAAGCAAGAACCGTGCAAGAAATTACCAGAAGAAGGGTAAGGGCAAGTAGACCTAAAATGAGGATGATGGAATGAGAACACTAATGCAAGCCTTCTACCAGTACGACTGGATGCACGGCATACAAGATACCCTAATGAGTGACTACGGAGCATATGTAAAAGCATTGCAGGATAACGCATGGCGCAACCAGAATTGGAGAATCCGTCCGTATGGGGAAGAGAAAAACAAATGGAAGTGATTGAGAACAGGGGGCTACTGCTAAAAGTCCGTAACCCCAACCAGATAACGGCGGCTATACCTAACAGCAAGAACCTAGGCAACAACAACGTGCTAGTACGCTGGGGTATTGATGAGACACGGGTACTCAACAACCTAAACATTAAGAACGTACCTTCTCCTATCATGGGTAAGTACAAGTGGGGCGGCAGGTTTGAGCCTTACGCTCACCAGAAAACCACGGCTGCGTTCCTAACAGTCAACCGGAGAGCCTTCTGCTTTAACGAGCAAGGTACTGGGAAGAGTGCTTCAGCAGTGTGGGCCTCAGATTTCCTTATGGAACAGGGGATAATTAACAGAGTACTTATCATCTGCCCTCTGTCCATCATGGTCTCAGCGTGGCGTAACGAGCTATTTAACTGCGCAATGCACCGCAAAGTAGACGTAGCACACCACAGTAACGCACAGAAACGCAGAGAAATAATCAACAGCGATGCCGAATACATCATCATAAACTACGATGGCATGGCTATTGTGCGTGATGAGATTGCTGCAGGTGGGTTCGACTGCATCATTGTGGACGAGGCGAACCACTACAAAAACGCTCAAACAGATCGGTGGAAAGTCCTCAATACGTTAATAGGCCCAGATACGTGGGTATGGCAGATGACTGGAACACCTGCAGCGCAGTCCCCTGTAGACGCATTCGGCTTAGCTAAACTTAACAACCCAGCCACAGTGCCTAGGTTCTTCGGGGCTTTCCGCGAAATGGTGATGTACAAAGTCACTAACTTTAAGTGGGCACCAAAGCCTACAGCCGTGGACACCGTGTTCGATGTGTTACAACCAGCAATACGTTTCACTAAAGACCAATGCCTAGACTTGCCTGAGCTTACCTATGCCACACGTCACGTGGAGTTAAGCACTCAGCAAAAGAAATACTACGAACGCCTGCGCAAACAACTTATGGCAGTCATTGCAGAAGAGTCGGTCACTGCAGCAAACGCTGCAGTTAACATGAACAAACTGCTACAAATCTCATGCGGTGCAGTTTATACCGATAGTGGAGAGACAATAGAGTTCGATATTAAGAATAGATACAAAGTTTTGCGAGAAGTGATTGACGAGTCCAGCCAAAAGGTTATTATATTTGTCCCCTTTAGGCATGTGATTGATTTGCTCTCTGAGAAACTGACTAAAGATAAAGTCACAAGCGCAATAATACGGGGAGATGTTAGTGCAAGTAAGCGCACCGAGATTTTTGCTCAGTTCCAAGATGAAGAAAACCCACGGGTTCTTATAGTGCAGCCACAAGCTGCAGCCCACGGCATCACACTCACTGCAGCTAATACAATCGTTTGGTGGGGGCCAGTGTCTTCGTTAGAAACGTATGCACAAGCTAATGCACGAATACACAGGGCAGGACAGAAACACCCCTGTACAGTTATCCAACTCCAAGGCTCTCCAGTAGAGTCACGAGTCTACAAGATGCTAGATGGGCGCATGGAAACGCACACCAAAATAATAGACTTGTACCGAGAAGAGCTTGAACTATAAATAATACCTAGCTATACTCCATAAAACTAAATAAAACTGTTGGAGAATGATGAAATGAGTGAAGAAAGTACCGATAGACTTGTCTCTGTATTTATCAAAGTACGGGATAAGAAAGCCGAACTCACTAGTGAGTTTAAAGAAGCCGAAGGTGCACTTAACGACAAGTTAGACGTACTACGCGCTGCCCTGTCCGACAAAATCAAAGCGAACATTGAAGAAACTGGTGAGGAGTCTATGCAGACATCTCACGGTACGGTATTTCGCACGGTTAAAAATCGGTACTGGACAAGCGACTGGGAGGCTATGAGCAAGTTTATCCTTGAGCACGAGTGTGTTGATCTGCTTGAGAAACGCATACAGCAGACCAATATGCGCCAATTTTTAATTGAGTGTCCTGACTTACTGCCCCCAGCACTTAACGTGGATAGTGAGTATGTGATCAATGTACGGAGGAAAAAGAAAAAATGAGCAAACAAAATGCAACTGTTTACGTCCCTATCGAAAATCTATCTGATCATCTTTCAGTAAAGATTACTACGATTCGGCAATGGGTGAAGCAGGGGTCTATACCTAAGCACACCTACATAAAAGTTGGTAACACGTATAGATTTAACATCCCTGAAGTATTAGAGGCGTTGCGTGCAGCGAAGCCTGCAGAAAACGTAAAAGAACTTTCCCCCCAACACGTGTTGGACGGGCTTAACGAAAATGATGACATTTAGGAGCTAGAAAATGACAAAAGAAGTGGGTTTATTTGGAAACATGCCAGCAGCATTTACAGATATGCTGGCACAACTAGAACCAGAAACAAATCTTATGGGTAACGATGGCGGTAGCGGTGGGCGTAAGCTGAGTATCCGTGGCGCAGTATTCCGTAAGGTAGTTGGCGGGGAAGAGGTCGGCACTATTGATAGCCGCACCATGAACATAGTGGTAGTGAAGTCTGCTCCCATATCACGGATGTACTACGAAGGCACGTATGTGGAAGGTGAATCCAGTGCTCCTACTTGCTGGTCATCAAACACTAGTCACGGCAAGCCTTCCGAAGATGTACTGCCTTCAGAAGCACCATCATCATCTTGCTCTAGCTGCCCACAAAATATAAAAGGCAGTGGTACTGGTGAAAGCCGCGCATGTCGTTACCAACAACGTATTGCTGTATTGCTTGCTGATGCCGATGGTAACGTAGTGTCTCCTGATACGTACTTACTCTCACTGCCCGCCACTAGTGTGTTTGGTGACAACAAGCAGAAGATGTCCATGCAAGCATACGCACGACACCTTAACGCGCATAAAGCCCCATTGGCTTCGGTGATAACTGAACTGCGTTTCGACACAGAAGTTACACACCCACGCCTGTGCTTTAAACCACAGCGCGTACTGACACAGGAAGAGTTGGCACTAGCTATTACTGCACAGCAAGACCCTGAGACAGCTAATCTAGTGGAGTTGAAAATCACGCCGAAAGAAGCTAAAGAGCTTCAAGCCACGTCCTTACCTGCACCTAAAGAAGAAGCCGCAGGAGGGTTGTTTGCTGACGATGACGCACCTATAGAGCCTAAGAAAAAGGCAAAGAAGAAGACAGCAAAAGTAGAACCTGTAGCTGCTCTTGACTTGTCTAGCTTACTAGACGATTTTGATGACTAGTAGTTCCTTTGAACTTAGGGGTGTTAGCTAGCACCCCTAATCTATAGCGTGTGAGAATGATGGATACAAAACAATTTCTAAGCTCGGTGTTGAGTGAGGAAGGCTACTACTGCACGGTAGGGATTAAGGATGGGCAAACAGTACAGAAGTTTTACAGTTCAATTGACTCCTTGGTGGAAACAGCCGAGAACTTTGACTTAGACGGATATGATGCGTACTACGCTTTAGGTACGTTCGATGACCAGAATTCAAGGAAAGCCGACAACGTAAAACAATTAAAGGCTCTATTCTTAGACTTAGACTGTGGCGAAGGGAAGCCATACCCAACACAATCAGATGCCATTGCGGCACTGAAAGATTTCTGTAAGCACTACGTTTTACCCAAACCTACTTCGGTAGTTAATTCGGGGAGAGGCGTACACGTCTATTGGGTGTTATCAAAGGCGTACATTAGAGAAGAGTGGCTACCTGTCGCTGAAAGGTTGAAGGCTGCATGTGTGGAGCAGGGGTTAGATGCTGACCCTGTTGTTACTGCCGATGCAGCTAGGATACTACGCATACCGAATACGCATAACTTTAAAGCCACACCTGCGCTAGATGTAGAAGTGTTGAGCATGGGTACTGGGCTAGTAGACCTCGATGCGTTTGCAGCTAAGTTACCACACCAACCGATACCAGTAGTTAGCGTCAGAGAGTACTCAGAGCAAGACAAGAAGGACATGGAGCAAGCGATGGGTTTAAGCCCATACGTGAAGCGGTTCGCAAAGCTATTAGCTGCAACGGGCAATGGCGGGGGGTGTGGTCAGTTACGCAAGGCTATCCTAGAACCCAACGACATGACTTACCCTGAGTGGCTACACATTCTCTCTATTGCAAAGTTCTGCGAAGACGGGGAGCAAGCAATACACTTGGTCTCAAAGGGGTATGAAGGCTACTCTCACGAAGAGACAGAAAAGATAGCCTCCTCTGTAGATGCCCCGCATCTATGCACTACTTTTAGTTATGACAATCCATCAGCGTGCGAGGCGTGTCCCCACAATGGGAAGATAAAAAGCCCGATACGTCTATGTATGGAGATACCTGAAGCTACTGCTGAAGATAATGTAGTTGAAGTTGCGGTAGAAACTCCCGTGGTTCCAATGCCTGAAGGGGAAGATGAAGAAGAACTCCCAGTCAAGCTAGAGCGCCACAAAATACCAGATTACCCTTTTCCTTATTTTCGTTCGCCCAACGGTGGAGTGTTTATGAGGACAAAGGATAAGGAAGGAAACGCGGACGAGGTGCTGATATACAAGCGCGACCTGTACCTCACGAAGCGACTAAGAGACCCCATAGACGGCCCCTCTTTTGAGTTTAAATACCACTCTATTAGAGAAGGTATCCAGACTTTTGTAATATCAGGGGTAAGACTTTCGTCAAAAGAAGAGTTCCGAAAAGCTATGGGAATGAATGGAATACAAATATTAAATACAAAGAGTGATGCCCTTATGGTTTACGTACAGAAATGGATCGAGCAACTACAAGAAACACAAGATGAAATAACAGTGAAGACTCAGTTTGGTTGGACAGAAGGCAACAAGTCCTTCGTCATAGGAGACAAAGAAGTTTTTGCAGATCGAATAGAACCAAATCCCCCCGGCGCACGTACCGCGCAGTACTTCCCTATGTTTGTTAAGAAGGGAACGCTAGAGGGTTGGAAGCGAGTAACAAGTTTCTACAACAAGAAAGGCTTTCAGCCACACCAGTTTATGTTTGCCCTGTCCTTCGGGTCTCCACTAATGGAGTTCGTGCCCAATGTGTCGGGGGCCATCTTCCACCTCATGAGTGCGGAATCAGGCTTAGGCAAGACAACTGGTCAGTGGGGAGGTGCTTCCGTTTGGGGTAACCACAAGAAGCTAGTGTTAAAAGGTAAAGATACGGTCAACTCCGTGTGGAATCGTGCTGAGCTACACAAGAACCTCGTGTTGTACATTGATGAGCTATCTAACTACAAAGCCAAAGAGGCTAGTGACTTTGCCTACGCGGTCAGTGACGGGGAGCAGAAAAACAGGCAGACCAACACAGGCCAGAACCAAGAGCGTTACCGAGGAGAGGAATGGAGCCTTCTGTGTGGCACTTCAGGTAACACAAGCCTAATAGACAAGATGGGCGAATACAGGGCACTGCCGAAAGGAGAAGCACAGCGGGTTATGGAGTCTACGGTAACGCAGCTATTGCACACTCAAGAAGAGGTTATACAGGCTAGGGCATTGAACGATGACCTGTCAGGCAACTACGGACACGCTGGGCAGATATTTATCCAGTACGTCCTGAACAACTTGGACTCCGTTAAATTATTGCTCTCTGAGAACATTAGGAAGCTAACAATAGACTCCGAAGCAGGTGCAGAGAATAGGCACTGGACAGCACAGGCAGGTGCGGCACTTACTGGCGCGCAGATAGCCAGCGTCATTGGCCTTATAGACTGGGATTTAGAAGCTCTGCGTGAGTGGATAGTGGCTAAGATACGCGAGTCCCGTGTGGACACTACAGAGATGAAGGTCGATATTCGTGACTTGGTGACTCGCTACGTGAACGAGAACATCCGTGGCGTACTGCGCATAAAAAGCACTGATAGACCTACCGGCGAGACGGAACACTTGGTGCTGCCGGATGCTACACCAATGTACAACTGGTCTATACGGCATGAGTATGACATCAACAAATTGTACCTAGCAGTGCAGCCATTTAAGCAGTGGGTAGTCCTCCAGCAACTGAGCTACAAGGATGCGAGGGACATGATCTACAAAGAGCTGAACGGCGAATCTAAGAGAGACAGGCTAGGCAGGGGCACTAAGATGTCTATGATGCAGCAGCAAGTCTTGGTAATGTCTTGGGATGACTTGGATGTGACTGACAGTGATAGTAGTTCCGACTGATATATCCCCAGATGGGGTGAGGGCCATTGTGGACTGGGACAAATTTGTTTCAGGCACTTCGGTCTTCATCCCAACTCTCCACACTAACTTAGCGCTCAAACAACTACTAGCAGCCACCGGACTGAAGCGTGAGCAGGTAGAGAGACGTGTTCGTGTAGAGCGTGGGTTGTACGGGGTAAGGGTCTGGCGGTTATCTTAAAGAGATTTAGTTGTTTGGAG